CACAGGCGAAATTAAAGGCGTTATTAACAACGACGAAGTGAGCATACTTAAACAAGGTGGTGACATATACATTAGTCCTACTAATACTGGAGACGGATTTAGATTTACTCCAGGTGGATCGGCTCAGTTCTTTGTAGACGGTGCAAGTACATTTAATGGCACAGTTGATATCAGCGGAGTTGTTACTACAGGAACAGGTGTTAACATAGTACCTGAGTTTGATTTAGACGGCGACATTGGTGACCCGCTATTTAGATATGCAAATGCATATATTAGTAATATCCAAGCAGAAGATATCCGAGGTGATTTAACTGGTAGTGTATTTGCACAAGACAGTACACAAATTATTAACGATATTGACGGAACAGTAGTTGGTGACGTTGTCAACGCTAATACTACAACAAATGTATTAAAGACAGGAAAATTATCAAGAGGCTGGACAGAACTAATAACTAATGTTACTGCTGAACCAGGTAGTCACTATATTGTAGATACAAGTGTAACTGGTGGAGTAACAATAACACTACCAGCAACCGCAGAGCTAGGAGACGAAATTAGAGTAATAGACGGATTTGGCGAAGCTTCCATATTCAATATAACTATTGCAAGAAATGGACACAATATCCAAGGAAGAGCAGACGACTTAATAATCCAAACTGATCGTTCTGCTTTTGGACTAGTTTACTATAACATCGAACAGGGTTGGATATTAACGGAGAATTAATAAATGTTTTTAGCAGAAATTAAAAACGCAGCAGCAAAGACAAAGACTGTAGCAGAATCATATAGTGCAGGCAACGGGGATACAATTATCCTCGATCCTGCTCCGAGAGTTACTAATGACGGACTGTACGATTTTAAGCCGGGATTTTATGTAACACTTCCAGCTGTTCCTGCAGACGGAGATACAATACGAGTTATAGTTAAAGGATACGGACACGCTATTAACGCAGTAAGTGTTAGAGGTAGTCATCCAATTGATTATAGAATTGCAAATACTACACAAGTTCCAGATGCAACCTGGAACAATGTATCATTAGGTGATAAAAAGTCATTGATATTAGATGGCAGCAACTTAGAAACTTTATTTGTATATGACGGAACAAACAACCGCTGGGATACAAATACATCTACAGCATCGTCAAATTTAAACTATCGTAGATTACGTCTAACAGAAGCAGAGCTAGCAGCAGCAAACGTACAGTTAGCTACAATTGCTACACAGCCCTCAATGTGGGATAATCCATTTAATTACGAAGCTACTATGGCTCAAGAAGATGCATATGGATGGAGCGGTCCTTCAGCATGCTCAAGCTGGTTAGGGTTTGTAGAAAACCGCTTTGGATTCTCTACAAACTACGGCGACGAAGCAAGTTGGCCCGATTCAGGTACATATGTATTTGGCGATCCACAGTGGCACGATAATAACTGGGATCAAGCAAGACCTGCAAATACAGTAACTTGGGCAGCACAGGCTACTGCTGGAAATTTAACTGACTTTGGTTGGTACATAGGTACTAACGGAGCAGGTGCAGCTGATACTGCTACATTCTGGAACGCTGCTACTGCTACTACTGGAACTACTATCGGTAACATGGTAGCAGGATTTAGAGCATGGCTACAGCAAATTGGTGAAGGGGCATTAACACTTAACGATGTATCTATTAGTTATAACACTCAAGATATATTTCCAGATCCAGCAGCTAATGAAGGATATGCATCAACACTAATGGAAAACTTTGATACAAACTTTAGTTTAGTAAGAACTGAAATTGCAGCTGATCGTCCTTTCTTTGCATGTTGGAGACATTGGAATTTAACAGAAGCAGGAAATGCAAATAAACTTCCTCCAGAAATTATTGGCGGAGATAGCCTAACTAAATCATTGCCTGTTAAGTTTTATGACTGGTCAACTCTAACTGCTGCTGGTCCTAACAATGAAACTTTTTACGTAGGTGGCACAGATGACTTCGAAAATTCAGTAGGACACTGGACTCTTGTAGTTGGTTATATTGAAACTGGAGCAGGATATGCAACTACTGCTGATCTTGCAATACATCCTCATCTAGCACCTAACTCAAAGTACTTACTAGTAATAGACGAACTACATTCATCGAACATAGAAGGATCACCAGCAGGCGTATCTTCAATTGACGGAGTAGATGCAAGAAACATTAAAGCTATTCCAGTTATAGAAAACGGTGTAACAACTAACAGAGCTAACTTACTAGCTACAGTATTATGTAATATTGATAACGCTACAACGCTTACATTATAAGGTAAATTTATGTCTAACAATCTTAAAGAACAGAAGCAAAAAATATTCGACTACGTAGATGCTATGCTTGGCGGAGGCATGGTTGATGTTGAACTTGATCCGGTGCATTATGAAACTGCGTTGGATAAGGCGTTATCTCGATATAGACAACGAAGCGACAATAGTGTAGAAGAAAGTTATAGCTTTTTAACATTGATTGAAGACACAAATACATACACACTGCCTGATGAAGTGATCGAAGTTAGAAAAATGTATAGACGATCAATTGGTTCAAGAACAGGCAGCGGCGATGGCGGCAGTTTATTTGATCCATTTAACCTTGCATATACAAATACATACTTAATGAGTTCTAGTTCTATTGGCGGATTATTAACATACGAATTATTTGCAGGACATCAAGAATTAGTTGGACGTATGTTTGGTTCGTTTATTGAATTTAAGTACAACAGCCCTTCTAAGCAATTAACTATGTTCCAGCGTCCGAGAGGAAGCGGCGAAGAAGTATTACTATACACTTATAATTACAAGCCAGATATTATGATACTAACTGATACGTATGCAGGACAGTGGATTAAAGACTACACATTAGCAGTGTGTAAACACATGTTAGGTGAAGCACGTAGTAAGTTTGCTACTATTGCCGGACCACAAGGCGGATCAACACTCAACGGTGATGCTCTTAAAAATGAAGCCGCACAAGAAATGGACAAGCTGGAAGAAGAAGTTAAAATGAATGTTGCAGGCGGCAACGGCTACGGTTTCTTAATCGGCTAAAAACCACCTGAGTTTACGCTAACATTTTTATATGCTGTAAATACAATATAACAAAGGAGTTACTATTGTGTGCAGTCCATTTGTGCGTAAAGAAGCCAACCGCTTTTACTGGATAGTAAAAGGTTCATTAATCCCCCAATCATGGTCAGACAAAGATGTAGAAGGAATATACGATAGCTATATGAAACGCATCTGGGGCAATCACGAAAATTGTGTTCATGAAGGAGACTTTCCTGCTGCATGGGCAGAGCGAGAAGCAGAAGAAATAGATCGAGTTGCTGTATTAGGTTACGATTAATGGTTGACAACTTATACAATTTAAGTTACAATATGTAGATACTTTGGAGATCTATATGTTACCTAAATTACTTGTTGTTGGACATGGCCGTCATGGCAAAGATACTGTTTGCGAAATGCTTGAGCAGTATGGTTATAAATTTCAATCTAGTTCTAAATTCTGTTCAGAGCTGTTTATCTTTAACGATCTCAAACATACCTACGGCTATGCAGACGAAGAAGAGTGCTACAATGACAGGCACAATCATCGCGTTGAATGGTACAATATGATACATGATTATTGCAAAGATGATCTAGCACGACTAGGACGTAATCTGTTTGCTGAACATGATATCTATTGCGGCTTACGTAATCGACGTGAATTCTTTGCAATGCAGAATGAAGAACTATTTGATTATGCTATTTGGGTAGACCGTTGTGACCATTTGCCTAAAGAAGATCCGGGCTCAATGAGTATTGAACAGTGGATGTGTGATTATACTATTGATAACAATGGCGATTTACAAAGACTAGAAAAGAATGTAGAAATACTAATTAAAACTATCTTTAAAAATCGGGAGTTAAATCTCCCTGTCTCCACCGGACGCCTTCTTTCTGTATAATACGCTGACAGTTAGCACATATAGTTTTTAAATTATCTAATCGATTATTATCTAAACGTCCGTCAATATGATACACATCAAATTGTTCTTGATGTATACTTTTAAACCCACACTTGTCACAGTGTGCTTTTTTCCTATAACCATTTTGATACCATAGTGGCGCGCCTTTAGACTTGCCGCCGTATCTACAACAGCTTTCGCATTTCGATCTGTAAAATACCCTACCATCCTTTTTATAGTTGATAGCAGCAGGCTTTTTATTACAATTTTTACATATAGGACGCATGTACGTATTTAGCTGCCCTTTATGGTCCCTTTATTACCTTGATTTCCGCTATGTTTTCCATCTAAACTGCTAAATAATATAAAGTAAATAACGCTCATAGGAGAAATACAACATGGCATTAGAATCACCCGGAGTACAGGTTAGTGTAATAGACGAAAGTTTTTACACCCCAGCTGAACCAGGTACTACCCCACTTATTATTGTTGCATCTGGACAAGATAAAACAAACAGCTCGGGCACAGGAATTGCCCCAGGAACATTAGCAAGCAACGCAGGCGAAGTGTACACAATTACTAGTCAACGAGAATTAGCTGAAACATTTGGCGATCCGTTGTTTTACACAGACGCAAGCGGCGCAGCTATTCATGGCGGCGAGCAAAACGAATATGGTCTACAAGCAGCATACAGTTTTCTAGGTGTAGCTAACAGAGCATACATTGTACGTGCAGATGTAAATTTAGCAGAACTAACTGCAACATCAGAAGCACCGGCTGCAAATCCAGTTCCGGGAACATATTGGTTTGATACAGGCGCAACTAGCTTTGGTATGTTTGAATGGAATTCGAACGCTGCTACATCAGCAGGCGGACAGAAATTTAAAGAAATATCTCCAATTGTTATTACAGACGAAGCACAACTTAGTAATACAGGCTCACCAGCAGTAAGTGTTGGAGTTGGAGGCGATTATGCAGTTACAGCTACTACTAGTAAACCAATCAAGCGTATGTGGTACAAAACAACAGCAAACGTTTGGGTAGAAGTTGGTTCAAATGCTTGGTCAATGACATGGCCGACAGTTACAGGTACAAAAGCTTCTCCTGTTGTACAAGGTGGCGATTCTATTACTGTTACTGCTACTAACTTAAACGTTACTGCTACAGTACCAAGTTCAGGACCACAAGCACTTAATCTTCTAGTAGACGAACTTAATGCACAACTAACATCAGCAGGAAAATCGAGCGTAGTATCTGCTGCTATTGTTAATGGTCGATTTGTATTATATGTAAGTAACGCACTAGACGATACTGCAACAGCATCTGAAACATCTAATGCTATTACACTAGGCGGAACATTGCTTGCTGCTAATGCAGTAGACAGTCCAATTGGAGTTGCATCAGGAGTTTATTATCCACCAGCACTTGCAATGTCAGCACATACTAGAGTACCTGAGTGGAAAGCTTTAGATACTAATAGTCGTCCAAGCGGCAGTGTATGGGTTAAAACAACTGATCCAAACGGTGGCGCAAAATGGCGCATTAAAGTTTGGAACGATGAAACAAGACTTTGGGATGAACAAACTGCTCCATTATACCAAACAAATCACGCTGCTATCTACAACTTAGATAGAACTGGCGCAGGCGCAAATATTGGCGTAGGTACATTGTACGTACAATATAATGCAGGCGAAACAGATGGCGCAGATATTACACCGGCACTTTCTACTTTTAAAATCTTTAGAAGAGAAGTACTAGGCGCAGTGAAAATTACATCTAGCCCAATTATTTCTACAACATTTACTAATGGCGGAAACTACGGATTTACAATTAGCGAATCAGTTCCAAACTCATTAGTACTGTCTCAGAGAACTGCTTCCTTTACTGGATCAGACGATGCAACTACTAATGCAGAACGCTTTGCAGCAGCAGTTAACGGCATGGGATTAACATATGTTTCTGCAGCAATTGACGCACAGAACCGTGTTGTAGTAACACATGCAAACGGCGGTGAATTTAGAATTGAAGATGGTGTTAACCTACCATTTAGTTCAGCTGGATTTAGTGCTTATGTAAGTGCAGGCGTAGGTACTGCTAACCTATACGGCGCGCCAGGCGGAACACCAAACAGCTACGTTGCAAGTGGATGGAAATTCCTTGCTCCAGCAAGTAGTTCAGATAACCCAACTAGCTTAACTGCTGACGGTGCATTATGGTATAATTCAATTGTAGACGAACTAGACTTTATGATACACGACGGCGGCAACTGGAGAGGTTATAAGAACGTATTTACATCGTTCACTGGACCGATTGTTAGTGCTACACAGCCTACATTTAGAGCAGATGGTACATCGGCACTAGAGTATGGCGATCTTTGGGTAGACACAAGTGATTTAGAAAACTATCCAATGATATATCGTTACAACCTAGCAGGCGCTTGGGAGTTGCTTGACAACACTGATCAAACAACAGAAGACGGCGTATTGTTCGCAGATGCACGTTGGGGCATGTCAGGTGGCATATCAACACAGCTTAACGAAGCTACGATTGAGCAATTGCTAACAAGCGATTACTTAGATCACGATGCTCCTGATCCTGCACTTTACCCACGTGGTATGATACTATTAAACACACGCAGAAGCGGATTCAATGTTAAAGAATTCCGTCGTAACTATGTTCCACTAACAGAAGAAAATCAGCGTGGCACAGACGATGGTACTTCAATGAGCAACTACTATCCACACCGTTGGGTAACAGTTTCTACAAACAATGAAGATGGCTCAGGCGCATTTGGACGTAACGCACAGCGTAAAGTTGTTGTACGTGCATTGCAAGCAATGATTAATAGTAACGAAGCAATCCGTGATGAAGAAGGCCTAAACTATAACTTAATTGCAACACCAGGCTACCCAGAGCTAATCAACGAAATGGTTACGCTAAACGTAGACAGAGGACTAACATCGTTTGTAATTGGTGATACTCCGTTTAGATTGAACTCAAGTGGTTCAACACTAAACAACTGGGGTAACAACGTTGCAGGAACATTTGAAGATAATGATGACGGACTTGTTACATCAGACGAGTACTTGGGCATTTACTATCCAAGTGGTATTACTAGTGACAACGCAGGCAACAATGTAGTTGTTCCACCAAGTCACATGATGCTACGTACATTTGCACTAAGTGACCAAGTTAGCTACCCATGGTTTGCACCAGCAGGTACAAGACGTGGCGGCATTACTAACGCAAGTGCAGTAGGTTATGTAGATAACGAAGGCGAATTTAAAACAGTAGCACTAAACGAAGGTCAACGTAATGTTTTATATAATGTAAATGTTAACCCAATTACATTCATTACAGGTAGCGGCGTTGTTGCAATGGGACAAAAAACTCGTGCAAGAAATGCAAGTGCTCTTGATAGAGTAAACGTTGCAAGACTAGTTGTATACTTACGTAGACAGCTTAACGCTCTTGCTAAGCCTTATATCTTTGAACCAAATGATAAGATCACACGTGATGAGATTAAACAGCAAGTTGAAAGCTTAATGCTTGAGCTAGTTGGACAAAGAGCACTATATGACTTCCTAGTTGTATGTGACGAGTCTAACAACACTCCAAGTAGAATTGACCGTAATCAGCTTTATGTAGACATTGCTATTGAACCAGTTAAAGCAGTTGAATTTATTTACATTCCACTACGCTTGAAAAATACAGGTGAAATAGGAAGTCTGTAATAGATAAATATATATAAGATAACAGGAGCAAATTAATGGCTATATCAACTCTTTCTAAATTTACAGTACCTCTTGCTAGCAGTGACTCTGCTAGCAACCAGGGTCTGTTGATGCCGAAACTACAGTATCGCTTTCGCCTTACTTTAGAAAACTTTGGTGTATCAACACCGACAACAGAACTAACAAAGCAAGTAATTGACGTAACTCGTCCTACAGTAGGCTTTGAACAAATGACACTAGACGTGTACAACTCACGTGTTTACCTAGCTGGTAAACATAGTTGGGAACCAATCACTATTAACTTACGTGAAGACGTTAACAACAATGTACAGAAACTTGTAGGCGAGCAGCTACAGAAGCAATTCGACTTCTACGAGCAGTCAAGTGCAGCATCAGGTATTGACTACAAATTTACAACACGTATTGAGATCTTAGATGGTGGTAACGGTGCTAACACACCAGTTGTACTTGAGACATTTGAACTATACGGTTGTTATGTAGAAAATGCTAACTACAATCAGTTAAGCTACTCAGCTAACGATCCAGTAAGTGTAACACTTGCAGTGCGCTACGACAACGCAATACAATCGCCACAAGGCCAAGGTATTGGTACAAACGTTGGACGTACAGCTGGAAGCTTAGTAACTGGCGGCGGTAGCTAAACAGTAACTTCAAGAGTTGACTTAACCCTGTAAGCGAGGAGGATCTTAATTGGTCCTCCTTTTTTATTATATGCGTATATAATCATTAAGGATAAATATTTATATGGCAAATAAACTTAATGGATTTTTAGATAATGTTGTAAACGGTGTATTAAACCCCAAGGGAAATCTTGGAGACTTTCAACATGCTGCTAGACTATTTACAGACGATTACTTTCGTCTTTCCCCTAAGACTAAATTTCTTTATCATGTTGTTTTTAATATCAATCCTAAAGTACCAAACGTAAACTTTGATAAGTTAGAATTAAACATGCTAGTTAAGAGTGCAGAATTACCAAAGTTTGCATTTGATACTAATGTAATCAATCAATACAATCGTAAAAAGATTGTTACAACTAAAATTAATTACGAACCTATTCAAATTGGTTTCCACGACGATAATAACAATACTACTACTGATATGTGGAAAGCATATTACAAGTATATGATTGCAGATGGCAATTATGTAGGCGTAGGATATAGTGAAGATACAAGTGGTAATCCGCAAGGCGCAAATAGTGCATTTGGATTAAACCCATATACTAATGCACCCGGTGCATATGGTTTAGATTATAACACTGCCGGGGACAAAAAACGATTCTTTACAAGTATACAAATAAGTCAGCTGTCTAGACATAGGCACTTTACATATACATTAATTAATCCTGTTGTTGTGTCTTGGAGTCATGACAATGTAGCATCAAGCGAAGGTGGCGGCCTTTCTGAAAGTCAAATGCAAGTTGCGTATGAATCAGTAATATATCATAATCCAGGTAATATTAAACCTGACACTCCGAGCGGATTTGGAGAAAGACATTATGATAGAATGCCTAGTCCTATTAGTGCAGCAGGTGGCGGCAGTGCTACGCTATTTGGTGCCGGCGGCGTTGTAGAAGGTGTTGCAGATATATTTGATTTAATTGGTAGCGGCAAAGCATATAGTTCACTTGGTGGGTTTTTAGAAGCAGTTGTTACTGGCGCAAACACATATAAAAACTTTAGTCAACTTAATAGCTCAGGACTAAAACAAGAAGGTCAAGGAATACTGACCCGAGGACTTCAAACAAACGTTAGTGTGTCGGGATTGACTGATACTTCGTTCCCCAAAACTCAACAAGCTCCTACGGATGCACAATTAAATAATAATGTTAGAGGCAATACTATATCATTAACTGGTAATAATGTTTCTGAAGAAGAACTTCTTATCAAAAGTAGCATAAAAAAGTTAGACGACTTTGCATTGTCGACAGTATATAAATCAGAATACATTAGCGAAGTTGGTTCCAGTGATATGAACGAAATAAAAGAATCATACCAGTTACTAAGCGAATCTAAAAAAACTGAATATAGAGAACAAGCACTAACAATTATTAATCAAGAGATGAGAGCAAGATGACAGTACGTACTAATTTAGAAACAAACACGACTCAAGATACTAAAACATTTTTTAACAAGTATTACACAGTATCATTATCATATCCTGCAAACGAAATTGATGCAGTAGTAAACTTCTTTACAAAAAGAGGTTTTGATAAAACTCCGGCTATTAGTGTTGCTACAGTAATCTTGCAGCAAGCAAAGTTAGAAAATGTACCTGTGTTTGAAGTACTAGACACGTTAAAAGGATTGCAAGAAGTAGAACTAAGTGCTGTAGTTGCAGAAGTTGTTAACTTAAATAGACCTAAAACTAGTGTAGTGGGTGCTAAAAGTAATAATGAGATACAAAGCTTAGACTATCGCAATATATTGGCCTAACATTTATGAGTAGATTTGCCCAAGGAAAATACGGATTAGTAAATCCTGAAAAGTACGCAGGCGGTAGATCTCCAACTTATCGCAGCAGTTGGGAATGGGCTATGATGAAGTTTTGTGACGAAAATCCTAATGTGTCACAATGGGCAAGCGAAGCAATTA